TAATTTGCATTTGTTGGTGTAGTAGAAACACCAGATGTAACAGATATAGAATTTGTTGTAGCACTTCTAAAGATGTGCTTATAACCAATACACTCCATTTGGAGTCCATTTAGATAAACAGTTTCAGCTACATCAAGGTTGTGAGGTCCAACTGTGCTGACTTCCATGATTCCAGTTTCATTATCATAGAATGCAGTTTCAATACCTACACGCTTTCCTTCTGTGGGGAAACCAACGATACCTGTAACAACACCATTTTCAATTACTGGTCTTACATTTGCGCCTACAAATGGAGCATATCCTCTACCTGGTGTAGATGCAACAGAAACTATGATGCCACCTCTAGGTAGCTGGTTTTCATTTATATCGCCTATGTCTATAATTGGAGTATCAAATCCAAAAGAACTAATACCAGTAAATTGAACACTAGCAATACCAACAGCAGGATTGTCTAATATTTTAAAGTTTGAATCTGTATTATTTTCGCTGAATGGTGCTTGGAAAATATTATTAATGAATAATACACCATTACCACCAGTTGAACCAATACCAGTAACAGCAACACCAATAGATGTTAATGGGTAGGTAGTTTCTAATCCATCAAAGTTGTTAGATATATCATCAAATACTTGGTTCTTACTATAATCTCTTCTGAGGAATGTTCTTCCACCAAAACTTGCTCTAGCATATGGTAAGTTAGCAGCATTGATAATGCCTAAGTCACCACCAAGAGGTGCTTGTGTGAAATGAATCTGACTATTTAATATTTGGAATGATCCTCTAAAGAGTCTAACATCTTGACCAGCAGCATGTGGAGTAGCTGCAGTACCTACAGCACCTCTTTCAATTTCTACAAGAGTCCAAGTACCAATACCAACTACAGGACCAATTTTATTAGTACCAAATCCAACTGTTCTTACAATAGAATACTCATCTTCAATCTTAAGCAAATCTCCAGATTGAACAGAAGAAATACCACTTAATACAAATGCAGTTACAAATCCTGCAACAGATTGTTCTAATGTGTAGTTAATTGCGGTATAAGATAATGGTTTCTGTACAAGACCACTAATAGAGATCATAGACTTAGAATCTCTCTTTCTCATAGAGAATCTATGCTTATTACCAGAACCAGTATTTGCAAGGAATGTTACGCCAGCACCTGCAATAGCATCATTTTGAGTTAATGCAATTCTATATTGCTGATTATTATCTTTAATACAATATACAGTTTCTGGTAAATATCCAGTTACACCAGCACCAGTTTTATAAACTAAAGCTGATCCACCTATTCCAATAAGGTTTGAATCTGGTTTATATGTTAACTGCTCGTAGTTAGAGAAGAAATGATTTTGGCTAAAGACACCACTGTTATAGGTTATTGCAGCAGGATCTGAAATATTTGTTTCACGAGCATAGATTGGTGTTCCTAGATAATTTAAATCGAATGATTTAATATTTCTATTATTAATACCAAGATATATTGCTTGGTTAACATTTTCATACGCTTGTCCATAATTAATTTCACCAATACCATCAATAGTACCATTAGGATCTAATAATTTATACAATACTTCGTTATAAGCAGTAATACTAACAATTCCAGCAACTGATGGATGGAATTCTAATCCATAAGTACCATCAGATCTATAAGTAGTTCCAAATGTACCTATTCCTGTTGTAGATCCAATTGCAGCAAGAGGAGTTTCATTAATGAATGATTGACTCTTTTCAGGATCAGATAGTAAATAAATTTGATGTATTGATTGAGTTGCGCCATAAGAAACATGGATTGTTGACTTAACAGTCAAATCTGTAAGACTTGTTATACCACAAATTGTTGAAATTCCAGCTTTTGCTTGACTTGTAGTTTCTAGTCTTCCAGATCTTTCTGTACCATCTGGTGTAAATGGAATCTTAAATCTATAGTTAGATGCACCAACATTAGATGGATCAACAACAATAGACTTATACTTAACAGTTACTGGATTTGTTCTTCCATTTTCAAAGTCAAATTTTATTAAACCACTCTCAATCTTCGATGTTATTGTACCAATAAAGTTTGGAGCTGATAATCCACTTAAATTTTGTTTTGAGTTAAATGCTGCTAACTCAGTCAAATATGTATCAGTGCCATCATGCATTATTGCATATTCTAAATAATCAACCTGTTTCTGTTGATCTGAACCAGGATCATCTATAACTACTACTTGAACAACAGCAGATTGTGAAGAAGTAGTTGATATTCCAAAAACATTACCTGTAGTTGAGATTCCCAGAGTACTTGCTGCACCAATTTGAGCTACTCCACCTTCTAGTCTAATATGACCAAATGCTGATACACCAAAACCTATAGAATCGGAGAAATATCCTTGAAGTGATTTAACTTCATAATCTGTATCAAATGGTTCATTAGGACGGACAATTAGCTGTGTTTCTGACTTGAAAGCAGAATATTCAGTATCAAATCTAACATATCCACTACTTAGACCAACTTGGTCATAATTCTTCATTTCATTCTTCTGAAGAAGGAAAGTATCTTCATCAACAGTTACAGAAATAAATTCATTAAATTGATAATGGTTTTTAGCAGGATCTTCTGCTTGGTGTACAGTTTGTGTTAAGAATCTTTGGAAATACCTTCCTGCAGGATAAGTAGATACAATTCTATAGTCACTCAAATCATTAGACTCATTAGACACAAATTTAGGACTAATATCGTCAATATTAAGAACTCTATTTGTTTTGTTTAAAATAAAGTCAGAAAGTCTAGTATTTCTTAATTCTACAAATTTAGAGATATTACCTTGAGATTCAAAATCTCTTGCCATATCATATGGGTATATTGAATCAACTCTAAGAGGATCGCCAATAAAGTCAAGAACCAATCCACCAGCATCTTCTGCTGGGCTATTTGTATCACCAGGATTACCCAATGCCATAACTTCGGTATTGGCAAAGTTTTTAAGTCCTGATGGGTGAACTATATCATTGACAAAAGTAATTAAATCTTCATATGTCTTAGGACTATCAATTGCATAAGACATGTTTTGATAATAGTCATTATCAGGCAATACTTGATTACCATCATTAATAATTCCAACATTGTCTCTCCATCCAACTAATGTCTTAACAGAAGATGCTATATCAAAACTTCCAGCAAATTCTTTAATACCAACAACTCTACATTGAGCACCACTCAATTTACCTATCAATATATCATCAATCTCTAAAGGTTCAGCACCACTAACAATTATTTTAGCAGCATTTGAATCAATAAAGTCTAAAGCAACATCTGCAAGAGGATTATCATTTCTCTTAAATGGCTCATTCTCAATGAAATCGGATGATCCTTTAACAACATCAAATCTAGCAAGAAACTCATCTTGTGTTAATTGTCCAAATCCATAGGCAACTGTTGCACCAGTACCACAATTAGTACTAATTCCATTTAAGTTAAATGTAACTTCTCTTGGGTTAGTAGCATTATTATAATCAGTAACTTCAAAAGAAGTAAATTTATAATCTCCAGAGTTATAACCACTACCACTACCAGCATCTATTGAGACACCTTCGACCATCATTTTATCACCAACTGCTATTGGTTCCGTAACATAACCCAAAACTGGAGTAGTAATGGTAGCAGTTAGTATTCCAGCAGCAGCAGTTACATTGAGAATACTAAGACCATTACTGTTTCTAACAGGAGCAATACCATAATCATTACCAGACAATCCAATTGGAGGTACTGAAATAGTTGCTTTAGTTACAGCAGAGTCACTTAATTCGCAAGTAATAAGTCCATTATCTAAAATTTCACCATTTCCTTTATCAAACAATACTAGAGCTGGCGCAGTGATATAGAACTTACCACCAAAGGATACATTAACTTCTTTAAGAGTTGCAAAATTATCAATATTAACAACCCTAGGGACAAAAGCATCTGGTTTAAGAGTATTGTCAGAAGGATATCCAAAAACATCCTCTGGAACAGTCATAGATGCTAATTTGTTAATTGCTAACGATTCAGCAATTACTACAGCGTTTTCTCCACTTTCTCCAATACTAGTAATACCAGGAAGTCTAGAATAATTTAATCCAGGACTAGCTATTCTTGTAGAAGCAATACCACCAGTAGCATTAGTAGAATTGGTAGTATATGTAATATCTGCAATACTGGAATCATAATATAATGATTCTGGTTTATCTTGTAAATTAAGATTAAATGTAGTATCTCCAATACTAGTAATTGGATAGCTATTTGTGTATGAACTATCAATGTATTTTATTTCAGATCCATTGAATACAGTATTATCAGCAGTAGATATACCAGCAGAAGTGAATAAACTATAATATATTATTTTAGGTGCAGTCTCAGAATACTGTACTTTTATTGTAGGGTGATATACATTTGTATAAACTGGCATTGTTGATCCAACACCAACTGTTGCTGATGTACCAACACCAACTATTTCAAATCCAAGGCTTGTACCAGAACCAACAAATTCATTAAAGAAGTTTTTGTCATAATAGAATTTTAAGTCATTCCCAGATAGACTAGGATGACTCATATCAAATATAAGATCATTATTCTTAAATGGTCTTAATTGTGGATTTATTGGGTTGATAGTTTGTCCAGATCCACCTTGAGATGTTATATTAACAACATTTGGAGTTCCAGAAGTCTCTTTAAATGTTTCTGCTAATTGAAGTGTATTTTCATCAATTACAACAACATAATACTCTCTTTGAGTTACTCCATCTGGAAGATTGGATCCATAATATAAAACTTTATCACCTGTTACTAAATTATGCTTATATGAAGTAATTCTATTGGTCGTAGTGTTTATTCCAGTTTGATCAATACTAATTGGGTTAACAACTAGATAATTATCAATAATTTTAACAGCAGCAAAAGTTGTCGTACCAATACCAGTTGCAAGACCAGGTTTAACAATTAAATTGATTGTATCATCAGTTTTTAGTTCATGATTTGAAGTAGTCTGAACGGTAGAAGTAATTTTTTGTACAGATCCAGTAACTTGCTTATTTGGAGTATGTGTAAGTAAATAATCATAAGCATCTGTACCACCACTAATGAAATAAACATCTTTAGATGTTTTAGTTGTTTTTATACCAATACTATCTTCGGTTTTCCTTACAGCATAAACTGGATCTGGTATATTGAAGGTATTTCCAATTCCATCAGTTTTTAGACCTAAAGTAGCTCCACCAGAAGGAACAGTCAAGCTTAAAGCATCATTAGTTTCTAAACCATGATTTTCTAAGAAAATAGTTTGAGTTTTAATTGATCTAGAGTTAGTACCACCAAGATAATCAAAATTCCTAGTTATAGTCTGTCCTACTGTAGTACCAAATCCTACTGTTTCTGTAGGGTTAAAATAAATCTTTTTGGATGGCCAAGAATCAAATTTATTAGTGATTATTGGTATTTCTATTTCATCAGCAAAGAATGAAACTCCCAATCCAATTAAACTAATAGTACTTGCAGTTGAAACTGATCTACGAATTCTTAAAACATTATCATCGCCAAAGATATTCAATACATGAGCAGTTTCTGTTCCTATTCCAACTGTAGTTCCTATTCCAACTGTAGATCCAGCACCACTATATGATAATGGGGTCTGTGTTGAAAATCCGATTGTACCACCAACAGAAATTGAAGATGGAACGAATTGAACTCTAATATCAGTAACTAATCCAACAACATCAGTCTCTAGAAGTTTACTTGAGAAATTTAAACTACTAATAAGATGAGAATCTGTTAATTTGTATACACTAGTAGATAATCCAGCAACTTGAACATAATCACCCAACTCTAATCCGTGTGATGGATCAAAATGACCAGTAACACTTTGATTCTTCCATTCAAATACTACATCTTCATATAATTTAAATGTAGTAGTAATTTTATCAACTGTTTTACCATTTAAAAGATTTACTTTAGCACTTGCGCCACTTCCACCAGTACCATCATTATCAAATTTGACAATTGCATTAGAAGTATATCCTGTACCTGGAGAAGATATAATTAATCTTTCTACACCACCAGTTCCGATAAGATCAGGTAATGCTACATTAGGAATCTTTTTATATGGTTGATATACGAAATCATATCCAACACCATCCCCAAACATGTTGTATGGGAAGGTATTTCTTATTAGTTTAGAATTTTCAAAGCTAAAGTTACTTTGTCTGATTTTTTTACCAGAAACTGTATTAACATCTATTGGGAACCCTCTATAGGTATTACCAATGTAATATGGGAATATTGGGGTATTAGTCTCATCTACAGTAGCAAAGTATGCATAGATACCTTCTTCAAAGTCAGGTGTTTTAGTAAATCTTCCATTATGATCATCTAGATCTCCACTTGCATCATAAACATAATCTTCCACAAAGAAACCAGCTTCATAATCGCCAAGAGAAGGTCTATTATCAATTTGAGTAGTATCAAGTTTGTATGAAGACTTTAATCTTGTAGATCCTGACTGAATATTGTCTGGATCGGATAAACCATAAGGACCGTATATTGGTATTCCATCATATGCCCATCCAATAATAGGTGAGTGACCACTACCATCATCTCCAAGGTAATTTCTAATAGTTGCCCCATAAGCAACAGATTCGATTGACAATCCACCTTCAACTGGTGTTAGATAATCACCATTTTCAGTATTACTAGTATTGTACTTATTAGCTATTAGTTGTCTTACTCTAGTAGAGAATGTTGCAGCATCACCTGGTGCTTTAACAGCAATAGTTGTTGTAGTAGCAGCATATCCAACACCTTGAGATAGTACAACAACACTAGCAATAGATCCACCGTCCATAACAGCACGGAGTTTAGCACCAAAAGCACTACCAACACCACTAACTGTTATATCTGGAGGTCCATCATAATTCGATCCACTACTTTGAACAAAAGCATCAATAATTCTACCATTAACAATAGTTATTCCTATTTGACCAAAATCGCCATAATTGATATCAACTGCTGGTGCTTTTTCAAAGTTTATTATATTAGATCCATAATCTTTACCCTTATCATATAAAACAGCTTCAGTAACTTCACCACGAACAATTGGATTAGCATTTAAAGTTACTGGTGTATCTGAATCAGTAATAACATTAACATCAACTGTTACTGGTGGATATGAGAAATCTTGATATCCAACTCCATGACCAGTAAATCTTACATATTCCTTATTGTTATAATTTGTCTTATCTGGAGTTCTAGTAGTAGCAATACCAGAATAACAAAGTCTAAACTTATCATTATCTAAATTTAATACTTGATACTGACTATTAGTGGTTAAACCAGTAATTGCAGTAGCTCCAGCAGTAGTTGATATACCATAATGAATTACTTCACCATCTTTAAATCCATGATTAGGGAATTCTATAAAATCTCTAAAAGTACTAATACCTGCAGGTGCTACAGAAAGTCTCTTATTTGTATATCCACTTCCACCGTCAAGTATACTAACTCTAGAGATTCTTCTCTTAGTATTATAATCTCTTAATTCATGAATACCATTATTTAAATTTGCTGCTGTTGTACCAAATCCAACAGTATTGACACCAGCAATAGAATCAGCTTTTGACCTATAAAGTTTAAATATGGTTGCACTGCTAACTCCAACATAATAAGATTGACCTTGAACTAAACAAGTATCAATACCAACAGGAGCGACTGTTGTAAGACCAACAACATTGTTATTATTGGAGAAATATAATACCCTATCACCATTTTTATAGTAATGGGGTTTATTCATTATAAATCGACCATTACCTTGATCAGCATGTTCAATATTACCACCATCATAGAAAGACTTCGCATTAAATGTAAATTGTCTATATGCTAGTTCTGTTACACCTTTTGCCTTTGCTTCAGATCCATTTCCACCATGTATATCGACAGAAACTACTTTTTTGATCTCAAAGTCTACTGGGTCAATTAATACATCTACAACTGTACCACCAATAGCTATTCTACCAAAAGCAGTGTTAATTCCTGTAGAACTGTTTTCTATGCTTATTGAAGGTGGATAAAGAACATCATATCCAGTACCAGAGTTAACAAGATCAAGTGCTTTTAGAGGACCATAGTAAATATACCTGTCAGATTTGTAATTGGTGATTTCTACACCATTTACCAACATTCCAGTGTTACCATCCAATGTTTGCTCAGAAGTTGTCTGTGTTGCCTTTCCTTTAGACAAGTCCTGTTTTAAAACAAACCTTTTAAGTGTTTTACCTGGAAAAACTGATTTTCTTGCCTGTTCTATCTTAATAAAATCATGAACTCCAACTGTTACATCTGGAGGAGCAAATTTTACAGAAATTCCTGATGGAATGAAAGATCTTGAAGGATATAGTTTAATTTTGTTGTCTTGTGATAACACTTCGACAAAATAAGAATCTGCATCTAATCCACCAATAGAAATGGTAGATCCAACGGGAACATAAGCAATTTCTTCACCAGTTCTAAAAGGAACACTTTCTGCAAATGAAATTATTGTATATTTGTTAGATAAAGTATCATAACCACCCCATGATCCACCAGATACGGTAGGATTAGTTAAAGTGGCGTGAATTTTATCTGTATCAATAGGATATGTTGGAATTGAGTTAGAAGCTACAAATCCTTCTTGTTCATTGCTTTCTGAATTCTTTTTATCTAAAATATAGGTATTAGAAACATCTCCTAAGAGCTGATTTTGTCCACCTATGATAGGAACAATAGTACTTGTTGCTTTTACCTGAATTCTTCGTATATCATAAGATAATGAAGGGTCAGTTGTAAAAGTACCAGATACACTAATCGAATTAGTTGTATTATTTACATAAGTTACTGTTAATAATGACGCAGCAACTGTTTCTCTGTTTCTTACTAATAATTCTATCTTATCACCTTTTCTTAAACTAGCTTTATCAATATTACCACCTAAAGTAAATGTACTTCCAGTTAAATCGGAAATTTGGTATCTAGCACTAGTATTGTAAATCCAAGAGTTGAAGAAAATCTGTTCATATGTCTTTGAAGTCAATGGATTGGTAACAAATCTTCCAAGGTTCTTAACATTGACCCTTGAGGTCAATGACAATCCATACAAATCTTGAAGTGCATCAAATTTACTTAAAACACCAGTTATTTTCATGTTAACTGGTTTTGTTAGGTCATTATCTTCATAACCATAAACAAAGGTTTTTGTAAAGATGTTTTTAGTCGATGCAATATCTCTTGATGTTGTAGTTACACCGATAAACTGGTTTATAGTCTTTTCAGTATACTCTAAACGCATATAATCAGTTTCTGTAGATACACCTACTTCAATAACACCAGTTTGGCCAAATCCAACAGTAGAATCAACTGTAATAACTGTTGCGCCAAGACCAATATTACCAACTGACTGAGTTCTTCCTGGAACAACAAATGTGCCTTGTATTAGGTCTCTATCATCATATCCAATAAAGACAGAAATGCGATAATAGTCATCTCTAATCTGCACAACCTCTGAAATAGGTCCACTAGCATCATTTACTAAAACATTACCTACTTCATTGTCTTGGAATAAAGTTTGACCGATTAATTTATTAGCATCTCCAGAAACTACCTGTACTGCAAAGGATTCTCTTCTTAAGTAGTTGGCATATGATGGTTTAATAAGGTATTTTTCAAGATCATTGATTTTTGGTTCTAAACCAAACAATGCTTTGAACAGAATCTTGAAAGACTCGTCAGTACCCTTAGATTCGTATAAACTTCTTGCTTCTTTTATAAAATTATTAACATCTAGTTCAGGACTTAACTGTACTCCTTCTAATCCAGGTGAATATTGCGCTTTTATCTTATCATAAAATTCATGAAGGAATAATGCACTTAAATTCTGTACTGCAGATCCAGAATCATGAGCAGAAGATGTAGTTTGTGTCCATTTAATATTATCCGAGTCATTAATAGCATGATATGTCTCAATACCACAAAATCCTCTTACACAACCAGTAAAGCTATTAGTCGTTACACCACTATAGGTAACGATTTCATCACCAATCTTTAAAAGACCCCATTCTTGAGGAAATCCCTTAGTAGTACCATCAACTGTAATAATATCATCAATATTGGTAATACTAGAGGCAGTAGCTACTTGCCCAGATATAACATCCTTAGTTAAATTGTCAATTCTAATATATTTGTCAATATTTTCGCCAAGATCTACAGGACCACTTTGATATTCTTGTGAAATATAATATTGCTTTAAAAAATCCTCGAAAAGGGGATTTTCTGCGAGAGCGAACTCTGGAGCTTGATCACCAACAAGTTGGTATGTCTTAACTCTGGAAGATAAGGGGCTATAGGTTTCTATCATCCTTTTTTATGACCTTGTGATGGTTCCATTAGAGTAACTAGAGGTGACTTTATATCCAATTCCAGATATTTGCTTTCCAGAAGATATTGTGTCTCTCACGATATTTATCTTAGTATTTGAGATGTCTAATTGAAGGTAAATATCCTTCAATCCAATAATATCATTGGATTCTGGGTATGCTTGTATTTCAACCACACCAGATGCACGAGAAGTTCCCGTTATATTAATAGTATTGATCATAATTTCACCTTTTACATAATCAACAGTTCCTGCAGAAGGTAAAACCACTGGTGGAGCTTCATCAGACAATTCAGTTAACTGAACTACAGCAATATCACCTGTTTTTCCATCTGAATGTGGAAGATCAGTAAAATACAAAGTATTTAAATTACCAGAAATAGTAAATCCAGTACTTTTTATGTTTTTACCCTTAGGGTTTACATGGAAAGCATTACCAAAGCATAATTCATACTGAGTAGAGGCATTAAACACTGGTTTTAAGTCTCTTCTTATAATTAATCTAGTAATATTTGATGTAATTGCATTATTTGTACCATCTATAACTTTTAAAGCATCAGAATATTTAAATCTACCGCCAAATGCATTTAAATTAGTAGATTTTCCATAATTTGTTAGAGAATTACTAACTTGAGTCCTAAGACCATCAATATCACTGTATATATTTGAGTTAAAGTAGACAGAAGTGTCAAGTTCAATGTAAAGTATCTTAAGATCAACTATTCTTTGGTTAATTCCAGCAATAGAATAGCTTTTTAATCGATCTAAGATTTGTACTTTAGTAAAGTCGGACAAATATGTGGAATTTCGAGGTTTTACACTTAGTACAACAGTACCAAACTCAGGTGGATCCAATTCTTCACCACCAATAACGGAAACTGACTCTGCATCTGGGAATACACTCTGTATAATACCTTCGTAATCCCTTGCTGTAACCGCCCTGTACTGTGATGAATAGACTCTAGGCGCAATATACTTAATTGAGTCAATATCTTCTATCTCACCGCCTCCTTTGGCAGTTTGAATAGTACTTATAGTAGGAGTTATAGAAGAAGCAAGAGGAGAATCAGCATCATCTACAGCATCTCCACTGAATGAGAAGAATTTACCATCATTTCCATCCTTTCCATCAGTAATAATATAGCTAACTTCGATTACATCACCATTATCAAGTTTCTTACCAAACAATCCATCACCAAATATCAATTCATACTTCTCATCTTTAATTTCTTGTATAAGATAGATGTTTGATTTAGCATCTAAGTTAATAATATTGTCAACCTTAGAATATTCTAGTCCAGAACTAGATCCAGACTTTCTTACAAAGACTCTAATTGATGCAGTATCTATAAATGAGTTGTCTAAAAGGAATTTTTGATCTAAACTAGCATTTACTGTAAAGAATTTCTTTAAAAGAGTACCTTGGTATATGGTAACATTTCTAAATTCAGCAGTTCTTGGTGGATTTACTAAAATACTGCTTCCAGTGTCTATTGGACTACTGACAGTTATGTCTTCTGGAATAGAAAATGTGTAAGAAGTGTTATTTTTTGCTCCAACACAGACTAATCCTTTTCTTAGTTTAACAGTATTACTGTTTCCGTTGAACTTAAAGTCGAAATTTATGATAGCTTCTGCAGATTTACGAGATCTAGGTACATATCCTATGTTTCTTGCTAAAGAAACTACATTTTCTCTCAAAGTTGCTGAATCCAAGAAGGATTCATTGACAACCATGTTGCTATTAAACGCTGAAATATAAGTATTGTACGCTAAAACATCAATTAGAACCGACATATTCGATCCTTCAAAGTCAAAATCAGTAAAATTACTGTTTGCTCTGAGATAAGAACGAATTTGAGCCTTAATTTGATCAAAATCAAGGTTAGTAAACTTGGTTACGGGCATTTTTTTTACCTAGTTGCCTCTAAAATGAAGTTAAATGTTTGAAGTGGAGCAGATTGCCCTACAATTTCATATGTAATAACCAATTCAAACTCATTTCTGTCAGGATTGGGGTTTGCTTCTACTATGATATTATCAATTCGTGGTTCGTATGTTGCTAAAAGACTTTGTACCTCTCTTGCAATAACACCTCCAGTAGCAACATCACAAAAACCAAATAGAAGATCATAAACATCTGATCCTATATCGTCATAAAACCGTTCTTTAGTTCTGGTTTGTACTAGATTTCTCACCGAGCGCATAATAGCTCTCTCGTTTTTCAAGACATTTAAGTCTCCAGTTACAGGATTAGGTTGAAAATCGAGGGTTATGTCTTTATATCCTCTAGATTTAGCCGCCATTAAAGAATTGGCAATACATGTCAGGGTTATTTATACCCTATTTTCTCAATTCCAACGAGTGACTACTAATTCTATACTATTATCATCCATTTCCCACTCTTCTGCAACCTGCCAACCTTCTTCTTTCATAGTATTATGTACAGTCATTCTTGCATATTGTTGAGTTACCTTCTCAATAAACCTTTTTGGTGGAATAGGACTTTTCCAAGTTTGTATATCAGCTACCAATTCATACTCTGTACCATTCCAACGAAATCCTATATCATTACCTATTGATATATCTACCTGTACTTTCTCATGGTTATGACCAATAGGGTTAATTAATAGTTGATCCTCCTGTACATCATACTGAAGGATCTCTAGTGCTTCGAGCAAAGCGGGTTTTTTAGTTATCTTAGTCTTTATCGTACTGAAGTGTGACATTAGCAGCCTTCTGAATCGTGTACATAATCCTCAACAGGTTCTGTCTCATAGAATGCAGGAGTAAACTCCCTAGTCAATACATTACCTAGCTCATCTTCTACACTCTCAGTAATCTTTAAGCATTGGTCACCAACTGCACCATATATCTCTGCAGTTACATTTCCATTCTGTTGAATGGTATACTTGACTGTTTGCTGTTTTGCCATAACTAAAAAAGCGAGTGTGTGTTATTTAGAACTGTTTAGGATGTGTAATTACATCTCCATGTATCTCACCAATGTCATCTATATGTGCATGGTCTATATCAACATGCAGACCCTTTTCATAGAAGTCTGCAATTCTCTCTAGTGCATTTGCAATGCGAGTCAAATCATCACTCATGGTTTTCCTGTTTTTATCTGTGTCTCTAGTATAGCGTCTCTTATAACAGTTTTCAACTGTCTTAACTTTTTCTTCCCAAGTCCTGCTCTAGTATCGATCTTTACCTTTACCCAGTATACTCCTGCTAATACTAACAGAAATGGAATTGCTTCTGCCCAAGAGATGTCATTCCATGCTTGTACTACATTCATCTTCCTTGACCTCTATAAGCTTTACGAGCCGAGTTTCGGGCGGTAGGGGAATATTTGGTATTCTTACCTTGTCCCTGTCGAGTCTTCTTTGGAGTCGTTTGAATCTTGATCCCTGTCGAGGATACTACTATCTTTGCCATTGTATGTTGAATGTGAAATAATATTTGGATGTGGATACCCAGTGTCATAATAACACTGAGATAGCTCCACTATTTTATCGAGGAATGCATCCTCAGAGAGACCTGTGTAGATCTCTCCTCCTTCGATGGTTATATTATATAACTCGTTGCTTTTCATGCCCTACACGGATACGAGGGTCACACCAGATGTCAAATCCTGCTTCGAGAGCATCTAGACAGAAGGAGACATCCTCTCCACACATGTCTTGTACCTCTCCACTTTCAAAGACTTGCATCTTAGGTGCAAACCAAGGATACTTCATCTCTTTATGTTCCCATACACCATGCTTGATAAGAACCCAACCGAATCCAGTGTAATCGACTGTAAATGGTTTCTTACGCTTAGACATGGTTTCACCAGTCTCATGATTCATAACTCCTCCGTTATTACGGAAGTTATCCTCATCGAGCCAGTGAGCAACAGAAGTAGTTTGACCATCTTCTGTCATATACCAACCTGCAGCAATATCTTGATCCATAAGGACTAGTTGTAAGAACTTAGGAGTATTGAATACAATGTCACTATCAATCCATAACTGATAATCATATTGCAACTTACCATCCCAAGGTATCTGATCTGGTCCTCTTAAGACATTTGCACCAAGGCACTTGCATCTAGCAAAGTTTACCATTGATGAGTAGTCTTGAGATATTTGTATACTAACTCCATGTTGAACTAAGTCAAATGCGAGTTGTACAAAATTCTTAAGGAAGACATATGAACAACCACGACCAGGCATACAAAAGACAATAGACTTGCCCTTTAGTATCTCCCATGCTTTATCGTAGTCCCATTCTTCTTCCGCATTTCTCTTAGGCGGGTTTTTCGCCTTAACCGTAAATCCTTTAGCCATAATGTTTTACTTGGACATCAGTATTATAACAGATTATATATGCTTAGTCAATACGACCCCTCGGATATGTCATCTTCTTCTACTTTAACTATGCGTAATTCGTCATACTTATTAACTCTCTCTTTAATTTTTTTAATCAACTGCTCTTCATCGAGGTTAATTAAATCCCCTACTGGATAGTTGTGATCATCGTAAACATGGAAAGTAGTGTTCATTCTTCGTCAATGTAAAGACCGTTATCTGTAAGTGTTATACTAACTTCTGTATCTTCATACCAGTTGAGTTCATTGACATATGACTCAGGAACTGCTATAATGTATTCATTGGTTACATTATCGACTCTTATGACTGTTTGGAATTTATCTGATTTTTTCACAATATGCGTGGACTGACCTATGATTTTATATATCAGAAATTTTTTTTATAGATTGATATCACGAAGTCGATCTGGGTCGTTTATAGCTTATGAACTAGGAACCCTATTAAAACACGCATCACGCCACACCACGATAACACATAATACGCAAAACACTGTCCCTAATTGTTAATCAGTGTGTCACACAGTTCTTATTACTTAAGACTGCCAATTATAATACTCGTTGTTACTTAGAGTGTCATGATTACCTCATAGTTTGTGTTACCTTAGTATTATAACATGATACTCACAGACTGTCAACAACTGTGTGTGTCTTATGTTTATAACAACTGCATGATAATCTGATGGACTGTGTGTTACAAACTGTGTATCCCCTATTTGACATTGTGGGATCCTCATGTTACGCTCGCTTAGTCAACATCATAATGACACGATTAGACCCCTTAGAGTATCATTTAGTGGACACACAGTAAGAGACACTTAACACGCAACATAGTTTATTTAAGTATTTAAAAGAAATGCGTAGTTATCCACAAAAGTGTTAATAACTGTGGAAAACACTTGTTGTTACATAGGCATGAAATCGCTGAGATCTCACTGTATATCTGAATACCTATGTTCTTGCGCCTGGTACATACTTAGTGTGGAATCTTCTGTGGAATTGTTGTTAACAACTAACTCACAATCTTTCCAGTGGTTAGTATAAACTAGCATTGCTACTTTACAGGTTGGATGTAAAGAATGTCCACAAGTTGTTGGTCTTTCACTAACACAAAAGGTGATGTAATCGTCACAAACAAATTGTACATCACCTATAATATTGTCATAGCTAATTGTTAACCCGATCTGGAAGTCCTCTCTCTGCATGATACTAACTGGTGTAAGGTAGTTGATAATAAATCGTCAACATGTGCAGGTAGTTGTTGACTATCAGTCTTCCAGACTTGCTGGTATTGTAATAAGATAGCGTGAACAAATGACACTTGGTTGTGTGATAGTTCCACTGTGTAATTAGATGTTTTAGATCTCATTTAGTGTTGTTAATCCTCATGTGATTGTTTATAATCTAGGGGCGAAATCGGGCGTGACTCGTTGTTACCCACATTTTGCATTAATTCCTCTGGGTATAACTCAAAGTACCTCTTAATCTCTTCGTAGTTAGTGATAACAACTGGTGAAGGATTAGTGTTCATAAGATAATAATAAAAGGGGATAGATTAGTGTGTGTTGAGTAATAAGAATAAGGGGGAAATGATCCCCCTATTGTTAACACTCTTCTATAACATGTAACTCGAAGTCAATAACATTTATATCCTCACTCATAATGTTAATTAGTGAGTGCAATTGCTTCTGTCCGTTACTATAAATGTTGAAATGTACGATGTAGTCATTAACACTAACTGGATCTACAATTACATCATCTTGTTGATATTTAGAGATGAAATTGTCAATCAATGTGTTAGCTACTGACACGAACGCTATTTCACATTTAGCGACATATCCTTCAAAGAAGTTTATATCTTTTGCCAATCTTTCAGGCGTTAAAGAAGATTTTCTACCCATTAATTACTCTCCTACAAGTTCATTTAGGACTGCTAATACATCATTTCCAGTTTTAGCATCTTCAAAGAATGACTCTAGGTCAATGTTAACGAAAGGAACGGATTGCAAAGACATAATAATAAGAAATCGTACAAAAATACCCCTGTTATGTTTATAGTCCCACAGAGGTGATTGGGGGGACTAAATGTTAAGCAACCTGTAAGGTTTGCTCATCTAATAATATCATTCCATCCCAGAACATTAGTGTTTCTTTGTTCTTACTTAAGAACCACACATAGTTTTTCTGGAATACTCTAACACCGCCCATTACCTCTTCTAAAATAGCATTTAGTCTAGATTTTGTGGTTACTGTTTCATAACCACAAGAGGACAATTTGAGAGCATTTGTTGTATGATCTAGCGTTGCGATGTTGTGACCATGTAATAAAACTTGACTGCAATTTGTTGACTCATTGTAAACAACTGTAGTGTTAGACCCTGCCCAGTTACCCTTATTGCTAAGAGCGAAGTTCATTTGTCTTTCAAGTTTTCTCATAGTGTGAAATGCTTTGTGTTTGCTTTACTCTTTAATTATACACGATTTAGGGGGCATGTAAACCACTTAGGGGACAGTTTGTCTACTGGCACATGTCCTCAAATCTTCGCTGTGCTTCATCTGATATAATAGGCAAGTAACCTAATTCAGAATTTTGATCTAATGTATTTAATTGATCATCAGTTAATGAGTTTTTAATTCTATATTCTTCCCATACTTCATCATATATGGTCTCTAATATGCTTTCATTGTGTATACATGACATAGCTAATTAACCTCCGTTGGTGTTAGTTTATTAAGAGTATTCTCAACACTAAGTGAAGCATATTGTGGGATACCTCGCTTATTATCTGTTACAATATAATCGAAATCGTTGATTCTAGTTAATATATCATCACCCATAATATGTCTGCTAACTATTCTTTTGTTCATAGTCTCACCTTTAAATGATAATATTCTCAACACATTATCAGGGTCAATGTTATTATTCCAATCCTTAATAGGATAGAAATCTAATACTATTGTTCCGTTTTTACAAGTGATTTGCATAATAATTAGTGAATGAAGTTTGCTGTTGTGATTAATATAAATTTATTGGATTTGCGTAACGCCCTGCTGGATGTGGGTTTGCTTTAGTATAACCAAATGAACTAAAATACTCATCTAACATGTTAGAATCTAGATCAGGATTCAACTCAAATCCTTTACCAAATAGATCAACTTGCCCGATGTGAGTAACGCCCCACTCTTGAATCTCATCTACAAATGATTGAAAGTCTTCGCATAGTTCAGCGATGTCTTCAAACTTCTCAACTTCTTTGATTCTGTCGATTAGTCTTTGAGTGAGTTCTTTGTTTGGCATAAATGTTTTTTTCCTTTGTATACTACTATTATAACCAGAAGAGCACCCTATTTGGGGTTCTGGTGTGCCAGTTTGTCCACTGGCACTAGCTAAATGTTAGATTCCTTGAGACATTACAAGATCTTTAAGATAATCTTCAGCACAATCTTGTGCCTCGTAGATATCATAAAACTGACCTAATTGTACACTGTCACCAGTTAAACAACCGTTGTAAGTATAGTTCATTGTTTGAACTACAAAACGATCATTACCGTAATGGTAGATACTTAGATCTGGATCTAAGTTGTTATCTCGTGTATACTTATCAAACATATTTGAAGAGAATGTTTTAGTATAGTCAAAAGATAGATAGTCATCAGTCAAATCGATTGACTGAGAGAAAAGAGATTTAGATGTAATTGTTTTATTCATATCTCTATTATACACACAAAAGGGGTCACTTTGGGGGTTTTGTGTGCCAGTTTGTCAACTGGTTGCCACCTCATCTAACTTTATAATTAGTGGTTCTAATTCATCCATCTCACTATCACTTAAGTCTATAACCATTTGTTCATAACACCACAACAATAAGTCTGCTTGATGCTTATTAACTGTGATAGATTGTGCAACAGTTTGTGTCATTGAAGGGGTTGTAATTAGAGTTGAGTTAGTGTTATTTAGATAAGGAATTCAAAGACTAAGTAATCCAAACTCACATTGAGTTCTTTACATTTAGCTTCGTAATGTGCTAGACTTTCCTTTGTAGTTTCTAGATCAAAGTGTCTAGTTTGGATGATAAACTCATCAGGTAATTTGCTGTTCATTGTTCCCAATGAAGAGCATTAAATTGAGCGATTGATAGATAGTCAGGGTCATGCAATCTGCCCAAGTGATTAACATCTTCAACACCATCTTCATCATAACAAATGAATACAAATTCCTCCATAAAATGTTCAACAGATGCAATATGTTCTCTTTCAATACATCTTAATATGTCCCCTATTTGATCATCATCCATATCACATTCATCAATACAAAATGCAATGTTTTTCTCTAATTGTGTTGTTTTCATTGTTAGTGACTCCATGTGAATTGTGGTTGATCAAGTATAATATCTCTTACTCTTTCTCTATCTAAACTATCACCTCCACCCCAACTATATGTTACATTGAACCATAGTCCGTTATTACTTTCTGCTTCTTGTATCCTTTTACGATATACTTTAAAGGCATCTAATATGTCATCCTTAGTTAAACCTTTTATAGGGTAAATCGTATCATCATGTTCACCATAGAATGACCAAACATATTCAACGAAAGAGTTTAAATTAGTGACGCTCATAGATTAATAGTTGTGTAAAGTACGGAATGGTTTGTAACACTTAGCATAATCAGATTGTGTTTGATAAGTGTTAATTAAGGAACTTAATCCTTGAGTTTGGTTTCTATCCTCAGTTGCTAACTTAGCAAAGTAGGATTGTAATTCATCAGTGTTCATGTTAATAAAATAAACGAAGTTTGTAGAATTAGTGTTAATGAGAGTAGATGAATCATTGATTAGCAAGAATAAGAAGTTTACCTAGTAAGAGTGAATTAAAGCGACAAGTATCGTCATCTTTATATTCTTTTTTGATCTCATTAAAGACCAATTCTATTAACTTTTCGTATTCTTCAACTTGTAAATCATTGTGATCATTTAAGATCTCAGCACCCCACGCAAATTGCATTTCTTGAGTTTGTGTTTCAACTGGTTGCATAAGTGCCTCAATTTGTATACTATCATTATAATGGTTATCAGGTGCATACTCAACCCCTCTTGTGCCAGTTTGTCCACTGGTTTCTTTGAACCAAAATCCATCTGCTGTCATTTCCCACCCATTCGCAATACATTCATCATAGGTCATTTCTTTACATTTAACCATAGATACATTCCCCAAAAATAGTAGTTTGTATGATCCAATCTGCCATATCACTATCACAAACTGTTTGATCGTTATCTATAATATACTGGTACACTAAATGTCTATTTGTAACATGCAATCCTATCTCTCCTTCACACTTAGCTATCTTAACTATTGCCTTCTCAACATCATCTTTATTGATAGTATGTGATTTTTCTCCTTCACAATCATGGAAAGTTACACTTTTATAATCATCAGCAATATCCATTTCATCTGCCCAATAGTTACAACCATAACCCGCCATTTCTAATATACATTCAAACTCTTCATCTGTAAGAGTGTAATCAATTGTTAGTTTTTGAGTCATACTTCCTCTCCAAGTTTGTTGAATTGTTTGTTAATTAGTGGTACAATAAGTATACCGTTATCTTTTAATTTGCACCTCATACTGTAGAACCATTCATTATTTGCATGATGTTCTTCAAATGTTAATCTGTAATCTTTCATGTAAGATTGTGACCAGTTATGTATAAAGTTCATTGATTAAAGACCGTCCTTAATTGTTATTGAGTTTGCATGATTCCACAAAATGTTTAAACATGCCATGTGAATATCTAAGAGGTTTGACATATTAACTCCCTCCCAATCTTCCCAATCTGATACATAATCTTCCATGTCAAAATCACCAGTTCCATCTAACTTTTGTGGACATGATTTAAAATCGTGGTTCTCATCTACCCAGAAGATTCTTCCAAAAGATTTACTACAAAACATGATAATCCTCCTTAATAGTTTACAATAATGTCCCAGACTTTGATATAGTTTTGCAACCAATCTATCTGGTATGGTGTTAAACAATCTATCTCAGCATACTGATGACCATATAAAATATCATCTGCACTCATAAACTCTAAGTTATACTTAGTGCAGAAGTCTTCCAATACATCTGATAATAAATCTAGTTGATTAGTAATACCTGATGACATGATTAACCCCTCCTTAAATATAACCAACCACCTGCCCAATCACAGTTCTCATATACATATTCACGCTGATTTATGATCCTTAAATCATAACGAACATTCTTAAGTGGTGATTTCCATGATGCAGGTTTATGAACTTCGCCAGTATTCTTATTAACGAAACAGTGAACACTTGTATCTACATATTCACCATCACGCCATTCTTGTTGATTTAGTTTATAATATTTACGACCTTCTCTAATAACAAATTGTGTCAACTTCTCAGTTCCATCATTTATTCTCTTCAATTGCTTAGTAGCATAGTCTGAAGTAAATGTTTCTAAAGATTTTACAGTATATCTTTTATACTGTGCATTTAAGCGGTCTTTGAGTTCAACTGTCCAATCGGACACTAACTCTGGAACTGTTTTCATAAGTTACCTTGTTTTGTTTACTCTTCTATTATAGTCCATCTAGAGCATCTGTCAGTCCATTGTGTACCACTTTGTTAGCTGGCACACGCTCATCAATCAATGTGCTATAATCTTCATGCAACTCACATCCAATATAATTACGCTTGAGATCCCTTGCTACCATTGCAGTTGTGCCACTTCCCATGAACGGATCTAACACAATATCACCTTCACTTGATCCTGCTTTGATACATGGTATTATTAAATCAGGTGGAAATACTGCAAAGTGAGCACCTTTAAAAGGTTTATTAGTTATATTCCAGACAGATCGTTTATTCTTTGTTGGATATGATTTTGTAAGACCCGAATGTGGTTGTAATCCTGTTCCTTCGTTGTGATACTTTCCTTTTGATCTATCTCTGGTTCCCCAATCTTTTGCTGGTTCTTTGATACTTTCATTGTCATAATAGTACTTCTTGTTTTTACTTAATAGGAACACATATTCATGAGCTTTTGTACATCTATCTCTCACACTTTCAGGCATTGGATTAGGTTTATGCCATATAATATCTTGTCTTAAATACCATCCATCTGCTCTTAATGCAAATGCTAACATCCAAGGAATACCAATCAAATCTTTCTCTTTATATCCTTTTAGTTTATTACCTCGTCTTGCACATTTGTCTGGTAAATCTTGTTTAGTCTTAGATACAGTTTGTTTAACTAACCCTTGACCTTTTCCAGGTCTATAGTTATAATAACTATCACCCATATTCAACCACAATGTACCATCATCTGATAGACAATCTCTAACACCTCTAAACACTTCTACAAGGTTTTGAATATATTCTTCTGGTGAATCTTCTTGCCCTATTTGATTAGATTCACCACCATAATCACGCAACCCGTAGTAAGGTGGGGATGTAACACACATACGAGGTTTATCACATATACCAGTGGTAATATGACTCCTTAATGTAGTAAGTGTGTGGCGACAATCACCATATAATATTGTATCTCTCATCAATTTAAATTGACTCTTTTAATGTCAACATCACCATACTGTTCAATAACAGTTCTCCTAGCACTATCATAATTAGTGGCAGGAACTTCAACATCAATTAGACCCATATCGTTACGAAAAAATGTAACTGTGGCAGTGCGATAAGCAGACATAATAATTAAATAGCTAAGGTTATTTGAGTGTGTTGTTAAACACTTTGGATGGAACAGAAGTTAATACTCTATCAACGGTAATTTCAGTACCAAGTCTATTTGCTATTGCTGTTTGTGCCTTTGCAGGTGTATCAGCAATAACTTCTTCAGTATAAACTTTACCGTTAGATCTGTATGTTACTGTTTGTAGATAAGACATAATTGTTACTCTATTTTAATGGAATTTTTGAGATCATTGTCACTTAACATACTAATTAATGTTGTTTTGTTATCAATAATCTCAATGTTACCTTTTGACTCTTTGAGTGCATCATGGGCAACAACTGGTGACTCTGCAATGACATTTTCAGTGTAATGTTTCTTACCTGATGGTAACTTACGATAAGTTACTATTTGTACATAGTTTGCCATAATTAATATGCGAATGAGTGAGCAGTGAGACCATCTTCAAAGATTAATTGTATTAACTTTTGAAGACGATTGCGAGTAGCAGCAGATGATTTACTATTAACTGGAACAGTTACAACTCCATGTTTTTTACGATAAAGTTGTGATTCACCTGCTGGTATTACATTATTTTGAATGTTGTTATAATCATATTTATGAAGACGGATAACCCTTCCAATCGTTTGTGCCATTTCAATAATAGGTAGATTTCTCAACAATACTGTATGAGTTAAACCTCTAACATTGATACCTTCAGATAATATTGAATAATGAAATAGTATAAACTTTTTGTTATCATCATCACCCCATTTCTGAAGAGTATCAAAGAATACTTGACGATTAACTTTCTTTCTATTAACATATGCACCATGCTTTGATGTAATATGCATAATATCATATCCTCTTCTTTTTAGAGTTGATATAATATTAGTTTTAGATAGCATGTTCCATAATATTGTAGTATTAGGGGCAGCAACTAACACTTTAGGTGATAGCTCTGACTTAACATTCTTAATGATATCTAACACCATCTTACAATCAATCTCTGGTGCATTATGTTTTGTTCTTGTTACATCTGTCTCATGTACTATAAGTTTAGGTGATAATATCACACCATTCTTAACAAGTTCGGGTGCTGGTACACTAATTAAAGTATTACCATAAACCTTAGTATTATTCATACCTCTTTCATTCATACCTCTTGAATATTTTGGTGTAGCAGTAAAGAAATAACTATTATTTGGTGTAGCAGTAGATAAACCTACAAAGTGATTCTTATTAGTTGAATTGTGTGCTTCATCACAGTATAATACATCAATATCAACCATAGAATCAACTATCCTATGTAATGAATGATATGTTGTAAATATAAACTTATTATGATGTGGATTAATACTATTCCAATGTGTTATCTCTGCAACTTTAGTAGTTTGTTCATACTTAGTTTCACCACTATGTACATGTAATACTTTGATACTATTAGTTATTTGTGATATAAAATCATTACACAATTGTTGTGCTAATAATATACGAGGTGCAACAATTACAAATGTAAGTTGCTTACCATAAGAATTTGATAGTCTATCTTTACAATCTTCAATCATTATTTGTGTTTTACCACCACCAGTAGGAACATAAATGCACCCCTTATTTGATAGTTTCATAGCATCAATAGCACGAGATTGATGTGGTCTTAATAATGTAGTTGTCAAAGGCGTTTTGTCTCAATACATGTATTATAGCATGAAAAAAGACCCCAAAAGAGGTCTTGTGTAGCTTTTCTAACTGTCACAGTATTAATATCCTTCTCCATAAATTTCTGACATTAACTCATAATACATTTTCTTTAGTTTAGATGCTGTAATACTCTTTGCTTTGTTGTTAATCTCCTCCTCAGTTTTATCATCAAAGTTCTTAGCGATCTGTTTGATCTCATTGATGTAGTAACGACAGTCTGATCTAGTTATTGTCATTATCTTATCCTCCAAAAATCATATCCAAAGTTAGGATCATCAATCTTTTCAAAATCAAATCGTAGTGCTGAATCCCATGTTCTCTCGTAATCTATTACTACCCATGATGGAATCTCATGGTCAATTAGTTCACGATCATCAATAAATTGCTCTACTGATTCATAGTTTCCCTCATACATTTCATCAGCACCTTGAATATATTCCAGACCAGTATCAGCAACATATCTATCAACTACATCCTTAGGATCATCAGAGAATATGTTATTAACTACATCAAGATAGTCCTCAACATATTCTATTTTATCTTCACCATAAGTATCAACGAAATCAATAAGATCATCAAGTTCATAACTATATTCTGATAGTTCTTCTATCTTTTCAACAACTTCTTTGCTGAAAACTTCTTTATAATTTGATGATAAAGTCACTGGCATGATAATAATAATAAAATAGCTAGCGGATGTTAGTTCTTTCTTCGGTTGCGAACCGAGAGGCACATCCATCTCCTCGTTATATTCATTATAGCAATAAAAAACCCCTTGTTCAGGGGTTGTGTGACAGTTGTTTGACTGTCTTTAGAAGAGTAAACCCCATGCTAGAACTATAAAAAATGCCCATGCTAGAAAGTTTCTTTCTTCTATGCTATTAGATTCTGCGTTGATAGCACTAAGCAATTCAGTCTTAGTGTTTTTCATGCTGAACTTGTTCATGTAATGTTGTATATAAAGAGTGGGCGAAACATTAAGGGGAATGTAATTTTAATTCATCGTCATGTCTCTACTTCTTGATTGAGAGTGGGACTTACAACTTCAAAACTCAAGCAACTAAGTTGACAGTTTCAAACTGTGAGTACAAGAGGTCTCCAAACATAAAGAGCA